GAAGAAGGCTTGGCGCTGGTCGCCAATGACCGCGACCCGTACGACCTTCGCAAGCACAACGTTCGCGTGACGCCTAAGGGCCGTGCGCTCGTGCGTCAGTGGGTCACCGTGCTCCGCTCTTACTGTAAGGGATGATAGCCAATGGCATTTGCAGAACGCGATAGCCGCACGAAGAAGCATACAGGCCGATGGGCTGTAGACTTTTGGTGGCGGCCCAAAGGTGAACCTGAGAAGCGTATGCGCCGTGCGTTCGACAGCAAGGCCGAGGCCGAGGCTGCAGAGACTTACGCGCGCAGCACTGGCCAGTGGCCTAGCGCGACCGAGGAGGAGGCTGGAGGCCCGACCTTCCGTATGGCGGCCGAGGACATGCGCAAGCATCACGACGTCTGGCAACGCGGCCGGGACACCTCGGGGCAAGCACGGCTCGACTGGATCATTGAGCAGATCGGTGACCTCCAGGTAAGGAAGGTTTCGACCGAGGACCTAGATGGCCTCGTGCGCGCCCTGCGTAAGCGCAAGGTGGTGTCACGTCGCAACGATACCGGCAAGCTCAAGGGCCGCACCATTAACGGCTATCTGACCATGGCCAGCGCCGTGCTGACATGGGCGGCCGACCGGCCGAAGGTTTATGGTGCCTTCCGCGTCCCCAATCTGCCGTGGCAGGACACGATCAAGACCCGCATCCACTTCCTCACAATGGCTCAGCAGGAGGCTTTGGTCTCCTACTACCTTGAGAAGGGTTGGAAGGAAGAGGCCTTATTGGTGCGCGTCTTTGCGTCGTCGGGCATGCGTTGGAGTGAGGCGGCCGGGCTCGAACCCCACATGGTCACCGTGGGCAACCGGAACGGCTGGATCAAGCTCGATGCCACCAAGACAGATAATCCCCGGGACATCCCTATCTCCGTCGAAACCGCGCGCGACCTCAAGGCCTTATTGGCCTCAGGTTATGCCCTGAATTACAGTCGCACGCGCACTAGGTTCGACGTCGCAAGGGATTTGCTTGGGTTGCCGCCCGCTCTCACCATGTACGGCATGCGTCACGCGGCGGCGACCTATCTGACGAAGGGCGGCGTCCAACCGGCAAAAATCCAATCATTCATGGGACATAGCAGCTACGCGACCACGCAGCAGTATGTCCACGTGGAGCCTGATGACCTCGTCGAGGCCGTAAATATTCTCACCCCAACACATGGGGGCGAGGGCCAAAACGGCTTGACGGGTCCTAAAAATACGTAGAGAAAACAACGGGGCCACGTGGCGGAGTGGTTACGCGCCGGTCTGCAAATCCTCTGTAAAGAAGCTTCCCCTTGTAAACGTAATTTTCGTACCTATAACAGCAACCGAGGCTCGCTACGGCGGGCCTTTTTGCACCCCTAATTGGTGCGTGCTGTCAAAAGACTTCCCACAAGATACTTCTGCTGCCCTGTCAATGAGTTAGCCGCTAAGCCTCAGGGGGTTTAGACAAGACAAAAGGAACTGTTCCCCGATGAACGCAATTCCGTCCACCATTGAATTCGATCTAGCTGTTAAAAAGATCAACAACCAAGACACTAGAGCTAGGACCAACGAAGGCTTCAGCAGCACCCTAGGTGCACGTAAGCTCACCGCACGCAGCCTTAGCGCCGTGACCGAGGGCGTGGTGTCTGCTTTGAATAACAGCAACAAGCTCCGCACCGACAGCATGGAGTTCAAGCTGCAGCGTGTCCTTAGGGGATTGGATGTCGAGGTGATCGCCTTGGCGTGCCTGATGCCTGCGCTCAACAGCGTGGCCCTTGAGCACACCCACCGGGACGCTGCGCTGGCCATTGGGGGCTCCCTGTGGACCGAGGCCTACATGAGGAAACTGCTGGTCACCGATAAGAAGGCCGCAGGGTCCATTACGAAGGCCGCTGGTGAGCGGTTCGCCAGTGTGAAGCTCAGGCAGGCCAAGGTGATTAAGGACGCTGAGAAGCGCCTAGGCTTCACCATGGAGGAATGGACGCGCCCCATGCGACTGCACGCTGGCCAGTGGGGCATCAACATTCTGCTGCAGGCTCTCCCGCACGTGTTCGAGCTTCGCGAGATTCCCAACGATGCAGAGAAGGCGTGGAGCGTCACCGACGAAGCCGCGACCATGATGGACGACGTCGTCAATGATGCCGTGCTCAAGTCGCCTGTCTATCAGCCGCGCACTGTGAAGCCGAACGATTGGACCGGCTTCTATTCGAAGATTGCCGAAGACAGGCGTTTCGCGAGCGTTGCGGTCCCCTTGGTCCGTACGCTGCACAAAGAGACCGTCGCTGCGATCAAGCACGCAATCCGCACTGGCCAGATGGACGGCGTTATGCGCGCCGTGAACAATCTGCAGAGCGTGCCTTACAAGATCAACGGTTGGCTGCTGGGCATCCTGCAGGAATGTGACCACCTCGGCATCGAGGTTAAGGGCGTGCCTCCGCAGAAGCCTAAGAAGGTCACTCCGCGCTCGCCGGATGACGTGTGGGCTGCAATGACCAAGGCCGAGCAGGGCCGCCGTGCGGCTCAGATCAAGATTGAGAAGAAGCGCAACCGCATCGACAAGGCGGCTCGATTCAAGTTCAACATCGACCTGAGTGTTGCCCGTCGCATGCAGATCGTCGACCAGTTCTTTACCCCGATGAACCTCGACTGGCGCGGTCGCGTTTATTACCTCACGCAATTCAACTTCCAACGTGAGGACTATGTGCGCGGCATGTTCCTGTTCGCCAACGGCAAGCCTGTGGGCGAGCGGGGCATCTATCACCTGAAGCTTCAAGTCGCCAATACCTGGAGCGGTGAGCAGAAGCTCGACAAGCAACCGATGCCCGTGCGCGTGAAGTGGTGCGACGACAACATCGACCTGTTGCGGGACTTCGTTGCGCGTCCGCTCCACAACACCGACTGGACGAAGGCCGACAAGCCCTTCGCCTTCTTAGCTGCCGCACGTGAACTCGTGAACGCATGGGACAACCCGTCTTACGTCTGCCACCTCCCGGTAGCCTTCGACGGTAGCTGTAATGGCTTGCAGCACCTATGTGCCATGACCCGGGCTGAGGAAGGCAAGTTCGTCAACCTGACGGACAACGCTTCGCCTGAGGACATCTATCAGATGGTTGCTGATGCAGCGCTCAAGAGCATCGAGGCCGACAAGTACAGTGACGTCCTGTATTATGCGCAGGGCCCCGCTGACGCGCCCCGCAAGGCTAACGCTACGCTGGGCGACCTCGCGCAACTCGCGCTCAGCTACGGTGTGAACCGCAAGCTGGTCAAACGTAACGTGCTTTCGTTCGCCTATTCCTCGAAAGAGAATGGCATGAAGGATCAGCACGTCGAGGACACCATCGACGCCGAGGCTCTCAAGGGCAACTATCCGTTCGGCACTACGTTTGCCGAGCAGCAGTTGGCGGCCTCGTATCTCGCCAAGCGCACCATGGCGGCAATCAAAGGCGTTGTCACCAAGCCTGCGGAAGCCATGGCGTTCATGCAGAAGCTGGCTCAGGTGCTCGCCCACGAAGGCAAGGCGCTTACTTGGAAGACCCCCATGGGTCTCCCTTGGATCAACCGCTACCATGCGTCCAACGTGCGGGTCATCAGGCTCTCTTGCTACAGCAAGGGCGTTCGTATCCCCGTCGACACCATGCTGTCGGACGGTTTCGATACGGCTATCGCGAAGCGTGAGGTCTCCAATGGCGTGGCCCCAAACTTCGTTCACGCCCTCGACGGCTGTCATTTGCAGGCCTCTGTGAATGCTGCTGTCGACCGTGGCATCGTCGACTTCGCTACCGTCCACGACAGCTACGGTTGCCTCCCGGCCGACGCTGACCTGTTCAATGAGGTGATCCGAGAGGAGTTCCTTCGCATCTACGTCGAGCGTGACGTGCTGCAGGAGCTTCTGGACGACGCCATCAGCCAACTCTCGGAAGCTGGACGCGCCAAACTGGACAAAGAGCTTGAGAAGGCTCCCAAGCCAGTCCCGGGCGACCTGCCTTTGGAACAGATCATCAGCGCCGTCTACGCTTTCGCGTGACCAGATAGCTTCCCCCTGTCAAAAGACTGTGGGGAAGCACTATATTCCACAAAATCAACTACTTAGCCTCCGAGCCTCAGGGGGTTTAGCCAAGACGCCATCCCGGCAAGGCCCAGTCACCCCGGAGATTTCCCATGGAATACCAGACCAAGCATTCCTCTGCCTCCCGCAACTTCCGCAATGACGTGCTTCGCGGCGTCGAGCCCACCATTCTCGACCGCGCAACACTGGAGGCACGTGGGATCGACACCGAGGCGCTGGAGCAGCGCATCCGCCAGAGCAAGGAGCTTCGCTACTCATGATCCGAAAGCGTCTCTACGACCGGCTGTGCAACGTCTCGCACACTCCGGCTTTCCATGCGTCTCACGGAGTGGCGCACTGCGCTTACTTCGTGGCCGTGATGGCTGAAGGGCATGGCCTGTATGCCGTCGTCGGCGGGGTCATGGTCGTCTACTCCCTGATCACTGTGCTGACCACGGAGGAGCACGATGCCCATTCGTGACACCAGCCTTGAGCCCTACATCGTCGTGCCATCCATTCGGTCCCCAAGTGGGGCCGATGTCATTTGTAGGTCGCACATCGTGAGCGAGGACATCAAACCTCGCGAAGCCTTTGCGCTCGCCGCAGCACTCAACGAAGAATTCCAGAAGAGGATGGCCCTATGACCGGCTCCTACATCAGCGCGCTCACGATCAGCAACACGGCCGACTGGCACGCGACGATGGCCATGAAGGCTTACCGCAAGAAGCAATGGGATGCCTATCGGCGTCACATCAGCATCGCGGACTTTCTGCGCGCCTAACAGTTTCTAAGCGTCCGCTCTAACGGACGTAGTGCCCACAGGGAAACCTGCGGGAGCGGAATGAGTGCGCCTGCTGCAAAGGGTCAGGCGCGTCGCCAAGCGTGCGTTTTAGAGAACGAGACGTGGAAGGCGCACTAGAACGAGGCGTCCAGCAGCTACGCCTACATTCCGCATTTTTTCCCATCAGCAACAGTCACCGGAGAACGCATCATGCGAACGCTTTACCATGGCACTTCCTCTATCAATCTCGCCTGCATCAAGTCTGTCGGCCTCGAACCCGGCCACGCCAAGGGTGGCGACCAGTGGGCCAATGAGCACCACATGACCGTCGGGAAGCAATCGGTGAAGCGTGGGCCTCAGGTGTTCGTCGCTATCAGCCAAGAGCAGGCCGAGGACTTCGCGAACATCGCAGTCGAGGAGATGGGCGGTGAGCCTGTCATCATCGTTCTGCACGTGCCTGAGCCTGTCTTCAGGACGTTCAAGGAAGACGAACTGTTCTCCCGGGGCCTCGGAGCCACACCGTCCGCATGGCGTGCTCCGCGCATCCCTGTCGACTGCATTGGTGAAGTGCTGCCCGCCAAGAAGCATGAGCCGTTCGGCGGCGCATACCTGAGCGACACGGGCAGTCTTCTGTCCCTGCTGCGCACTGCACTTCTCTCCCACTAACCAGTCACCCCTCAATCCACACGGAGATACTTCCATGACCACCAAGACCGACTTCACCCCGTCCGGTATCAAGCTTGAAGGCCCGTATGAGAACGACCGCAACGGGGAGAACGCCGACCTCTACAAGGCGATCATCCGCGAAGCCTATGGCGTCACCGACGTCATCTGCGGTCACCACCTCGTCTATCAGGTGGAGGACAAGAGGGCTGACGGGTTCACCTACACGTTCGTAGAGGAAGTCCCCAGCGCCGACACGCTGATCTTCGACACCGATGTCGCCCAGAAGCTCTGGGGCGACAAGTGGAAGAGTGTGCTCACCATCCTCGCTGTCACTCCCATCGCTGAGCGTGACGCCTTGCTGCACGACTTCTACTACGGTCGCACGCACGAGGTCGAAGCTTGAGCATCTGGCTCGACGAGAACGAGCGCAACGCGCGCAACAAGGCCTTGTTCACCGCGATCATCAAGGAAGTCTACGGTGCCGAGCAAGTCGGCATCGGACACCACTTGATGTTCTCGATGGGCGATACGGCTGACGAGCAGCCCAGCGTCGACACGCTGATCTTCGACCACAACGTGGCCCGCACTATCTGGGGGCCATACTTCCGCGAGCAGCTAATGGCCCTCGCGTGCGAACCCGCTGAAACCCGCGACGAGTTACTCGCTCGCCTATACAACAATCGGAGCAAGACATGCTGAAGAAAGCTTTTGATGCGCTGAAGATTGGCGACCGCGTTGCTGTGACAGGCACGCAGGACGAAGCGAAGTTCGAGTTCGAGGTAGGCACCATCGTGCCCTCCGCGCATGCCGATCCCACTTGCCGTCGCATCCGCTTCGACGCTTGGTCTGAGGGTCACGGCAAGGATTCGCGGGAGTGGTGCTTCTACGACACCGAGCGCAAGAAGCTCGCCATCACCGTGGTTACCCCTGCGGAGGCAGTGAAACCCGAGCCGAAGCCTAAGAAGCGTCCCCATGGCGCTCAGGAATACAAGGGCAACGGCAAGCACAAGTGGGAGACGGTGACCGGCGAGACCATGCGCCTCCGCGTACCTGGAGGTTGGCTCTACGGCGAGTACAGCCGCCGCATCGACCGCGTCGTCAACTCCACATTCGTCCCGGTCCCTCAGGCCGTGGGCTACGCGGTCTGATGAAGCCTGAGTGGATGCTGATCAACTGGTCTCGTGGCTCCGTAGCGGGCTGCGGGACCGAAGAAGAATGCCGTGAGCAGTTGGCGAAGGTTCTTCGCAACAACGACAACACACAGAGCGCTTTCATTCTCGCTGAGGTGAAGGTGCTCTCGGAAATGAAGAGGATCGAGAGTTGAAGAACAACGTCACCATCCGCATGGGCGCGTCCCTCTGGACCGTCACCGTCAAGGGCGCAAATGGCAAGCCGGTCTCGTTCGACCTGTACGCCATGGACAAAGACCAGCGCCGCAACTTCCACCGCGAGTTCATGAAGGCGTATCGCAATGCGTAGCGATTACGAGAGCGTTACCTACGTGCCCCCGGAGCCTCCCCCGGAGGAACGTATCGCCAAGATGCTCAAGGACGACCTTGGCGTCACCGTCAACGCGCAGGCTCTCCGCATGTTCATTCGGACCCGTTGGGCCCGGCTGAGCAAGGCTGCGCACGAGGTCCACGATGCCTGATCCGCTGAAGTTCTTCGGCGCGATTGGTCTAGGCATCGCAGCCTTCATCGCCCTCGTGATTTGGTTCGGCAACAGCTTGGATGAAAGCCGGTGCCGCAACACTGCAGAGGCCATGGGCGTGGAGTATCGCTACTCCATCAACACGCCATGCATGGTGAAGGCCAACGGACAGTTCGTGCCACTAAGCGCCTTCAAGGTTCTGCAGTGATCGTTGCCGTTCTCGCTGACCACATCCTCGACGCTGTCGGGGTTGTCTACATCATCAATCTGACCATCAAGATTGCTCGCGGATATCCCGTGAGCCGATGGTTCTTCTGAACAGGGACTGACCCATGAGCTTTTTCAAGAACATCGTTGCCTCGGCCACCAAGACCTTCAACAGCTACACTGGCGACACCGCCTTCCTGAAGGGCGTGGCCTCGGCCGCCGCGAACGTCACCGCTGCTGATGGCAGCATCGACGACAACGAAATCGACAGCGCCATTTCCGGCATGCAGGGCAACCCGCTCGTCTCCGCGTCCTACAATTCGTCGCAGATCGAGGAGGCGCTCACCGCCGCCCTGTCGCGTGCGAAGTCCCGTGCGGGCCGCATGGAGAACAAGCGCAACATCGAAGCGCTGATGACCCGCGACGTTGCGGTTCGTCAGGACGTCTTCCTGATCGCGGCCGACGTTGCCGATCAGGGCGGCATCGGCTCCGAGGAACAGGTCGTGCTGAACGACATCGCCAAGCTCCTCAACGTAGACGGCGCGAAGCTCCTCGGTTGAGCGTCGCACAACTGGTGGCATCCTCGGCGTTCTTCGTCGGGGTGCCACTGCTGATCTACATCCTTCGCACCCTCTGAACTGGAGCTTCCTTGGAAACCTTCTTCGTCTCACTTCTCGGCATCGTCTGGATTGACCTCCTGCTGTCGGGCGACAACGCCGTGGTCATCGCGCTCGTCAGCAACCGTCTGCCTCCCGAGCAACAGAAGTGGGGCATCATCGGCGGCACTGCTGCAGCCGTCCTGCTCCGCGTCGTCATGTCGTTCTTCGCTGTCTTCCTCCTCGGCGTCCCGGGACTGTCCATCCTAGGTGGCCTGTTCCTCCTCAAGGTGGCCTACGGGCTCCTTGTGGACGAGGCCAACGATGAGAACGGAGACGTCGTGGGGCGTATCACGCTCTCGGTGGCCGTCTGCACCATCGCTGTGGCTGACGCTTCCATGAGCCTCGACAACGTCCTTGCTGTGGCCGCTCTGGCCCATGGCTCCGTGGTCCTCATGGCGACCGGCGTCCTCCTCTCTATCCCGCTGGTCATCGCAGGCGCTGCGCTGATCTCCAAGACCGTCGAGCGCTTCCCGCTCATGGTCTGGGCAGGCGCTGCGGTTCTCGGCTGGGTCGCTGGCGGCATCATCGCCGCTGATCCGTGGTCGGCTCCGTACCTGGATCACACCATCACCTCGGCTTCCGGCGCTGCACTGGTGCTCCTAGTGGGCCTCTGGGCTCGCTTCAAAAACAAGGCTGCATAAAATGACGAATGACGGCACTTCGATTGGACTTCTTGGCGTGGCTGCGTGGTTGGTCGGTGTCGTCTTTGTTGGCGCGGGCCAGTTGGGCACCTTCGATCCGCCTCCCGTAAAGGCGAGAGTTGAGACCACCGGCCCGCGATGCACCTCTGAATATCCCCGGGGATTGAACCCGAGGGCCCTCGTGAGGGTCACCAAGAAACTCAAAACCTGCACAGGCGGTGACCTTCAATCATCGTGGCGGGACTGCGTGTCTCGCTTCAACGTCTAGGCGCTCGACGACTAACGTCAGTGCCGCACTGAGTATTGCAACAAATCTAATATGGCTAAGACTACCGTTATCCTCCCCAAAGGCACCGCTGTCTTCCCGAAGCTGAATGAGATTGACGTCTATCAGCCTCTGACCCCGTCCGGTAAGAAGAATGGCCCTGAGAAGCGCCGCTACATCACCGGCGTGAAGTTCAGCGACGAAGACCATCGCAAGGTCGACGCTTACCTGAAGAAGCAGTTGAAGGCGAACAACCTTCCGGCAAACGCCAAGCTGCCGTGGAAGCAGGACAAGAAGGACGGCTCGTTCTCTCTCCAGATGACCTCTGGCGAAGACTATCCGCCTCCGTTCGTCGATGCTGCGGGCAACGAAGTCCCGCGCAACAAGGTGAAGATTGGCGGGGGCTCGATCATCAAGCCGGACGTCACCGTCAACGCCTACGATGGCTTTGGTGGAGGCATCAACCTCTACATCAATCAGGTCCAGATCATCGAACTCAAGACCCGCGTCTTGAACAAGTTCGAAGCCGAGGCGGGTGGTTACACCTACAACGGCGGCGATGCGGATGAAGACCGGTCGGAAGACCTCGACGACGCTGAGCCCGAGGCCCCCGAGGCCCCGGACAGCAACACGGACGACGACATTCCGTTCTGATAATGTCGAAGCCCGCACTCACCATCGAGCCTGAGTTTCGCTCAGGTCTCGAACGGGATGTCGCGGCCAAGCTCACTGCGGCCGGTGTACCTTTTGGTTTCGAAAGCCAACACATCAAGTACATCGTGCCGCAGCGTGAGGCCAAGTATCTCCCCGACTTCTCTTTCAACGGCGACGAGTATCCGAAGGATTGTCCGATCATCCTAGAGCCCAAGGGGCGCTTTGGTGGTGCGATCAATCCGAAGCTTCGCGTGTCTGTCAAAGACGCTGCAGTGAAAGAGCGACAGAAGTTCATCCTGCTCAAGGAACAGCATCCTGAGTTGGACATCCGCTTCATCTTCTCCCGAGCAAAGACGCCAATCTACAAGGGCTCTCCTACTTCCTACGGGAAATGGGCGACAGACCACGGCTTCAAGTGGTGCGAGAAGACCCCGCCGGATGAATGGATCGAAGAAATCAAAGCGTATCTGAAACCCAAAAAGAGAAAGTGACCTCATGTCTGAGACCCTGACCCTCGGCACTCCTAACCTTGCAAACGACCTCTCGCTGGCACCGCAGTGCCGGAAGATTTTGGCGCACCTTGAGAGCAAGAACGACAAGGGCGATTACCGCACGATCACCAACATGGAAAGCATGGGTGTCTATCACGTGCAGCGGCTCTCGGACGTGATCTTCAAGCTCCGCAACGCGGGTTATGCCATCAAGATGACGATGAAGACCGATGGCGTCGGTGGCCAGTACGCCTCCTATCAGTTGGTCCGCTGATGACCAGCACCCGCAAGATTGCCATCGTCGGCCTTTTGATCCTCCCTGTGGCCGCCTTGGTCTCAGGGGGATTAGAGGCTGCACTGTGGACCGCAGGCGTCTCGTGTCTAACCTACGGCTTCGGCAGCGGCCTCGTCGAAATCTGATGGACGTCGCATTCGCAAACACAGCGGCCATGGGTCTCCCGTGGCTGCTAGTCGCTGGGTGGGTGATCGTTGCGACCATCACCTACGCTGCTACGAGAGAATTCCTAGAAAGGCTACGAGATTGAGTTGCACTAAGGGGCCGTGCCCCTGCGGACAGTCTTCGGATGCGTTCGCTACATATGACGACGGAAGCGGAAGCTGGTGCTTTAGCTGCAATGATCCGACCCAGTTCGTCGCCGGGAGCCGATGGGCTCCTCAGGAAGAGAAGGTCGCCAAAGGCTTCTCGCCTATCGACACAGAAATCAAAGCGATCACCGCACGGGGCATCACCACCGATACCATGGCCAAGTGCGACTATCGCCTCGGCAAGCTCCGTGACGGCACACCAGTCCACGTCCAGCTAATCAAGGACGAGAGTGGCAAGCTGATCGACCAGAAGACCCGCACGCGCGACAAGCAGTTCAAATGGCTTGGCCAGAGCGTCTACAAGAACAACGGCGGCATCATTGGTGATTGGTCGTGGCCCGCGAAGGGCAAGACGGTCGTGATCACCGAGGGTGAGATTGACCGGATGTCAGTTTCGCAAGCTTTCGACAACAAGTATCCGACTGGCTCCCTGCCGAACGGCTCAGGCTCCGTGAAGAAGGCGCTGCTCGCGAGTTGGGAGAAGCTCCTGCGCTTCGACCATATCGTGCTGTGCTTCGACAACGACGAGCCGGGACAGAAGGCTCTCAAGGAAGCCTGCGAGCTTCTGCCGGTCGGCCGCGTCAAGATCATGGCCGTTCCAGGTAAGGACGCCAACGCGACCCTGCTGGAAGACGGCCCTGCACCGATCATCCGAGCCTACTGGGACGCAAAGCCCTTCAGGCCTGATGGCATCGTCGAGGGCAGCGAGTTCTCCCGTGAGCGCCTGAAGAAGGCCATGGCCAAGCGCAAGGGCCTCGACCTCCCATATCCCAAGCTCAACGGCATGTGGATGGGTCTGCGGCCTGCGGAAATCACCACGCTGTGCGCAGGCTCAGGCATTGGCAAGTCAACGCTGGCCCGCGCCATCGCTTACCACATGCGTGTGGCGCACGGTTCGAAGATCGGCAACATCTATCTTGAGGAAGACAACGACACGTCGGTCGCAGCCTACTGCGCCTTGCATGCTGGTGTGCCCCTCAAGAGCCTCATAGCGAACCCTGCGAACATCAGTGACGACCAGTGGGACGCAGCGCTCGCTGCAGTAATCCACGACAAGATGATGTTCTACGACCACTTCGGCTCGCTGCAGAGCGACCGGCTGCTGACCATGATGCGTTACATGGCGGCGAGTGGCTGTCAGTTCATTGTGCTCGATCACATATCTATCGTGGTCTCAGGCCTTGAGACGATGGACGAGCGTAAGGACATCGACGTCCTGATGACCAAGCTGGCATCCTTCGTGAAGGAAACGGGTGTTGGCGTCATCGCCATCGTGCACCTGAAGCGCTCGAACGGCAAAGACTTCAACGGCGGCGACCAGATCAGCCTCAACGACCTACGGGGCTCCGCGTCATTGGAGCAGCTTTCGTTCAACGTGCTCGCCCTCGAACGCGACCAGCAGGACGAGGAAGAGAAGCTCTACGCGCAGATACGTTCACTGAAGTGCCGCATCACCGGAGAGACTGGTGAGGCCGACCTGATCAAGTGGAACATCGCGAAGGGCTGCTACGAGATTGCGACCCGCAGCAAGGAGATACCCGATTTCGACCCTCACGAGAAAGGTGACACGCCTGATATCAAGTTTTGAAGACGTCGTCGCGATGCTCATGAAGCACGGGGCGACCCGAGAGCAGGCCTTGTCCATCATGGACGCGGTCCATGGCATGTCGCTGCCGACCCGCACGACCCTGAGCCCCAAAGAGCGCAGCAGGGAACGTTCGTACCAGATGGCTAAGTGGGCCATCGCCAAAGCAAAGGAATACGGCACACAGAATGCTGCGACTACTATGGGACACCGAGAGTAACGGTTTTCTGGCTAACGCCACCCGTTTCCACTGCATCGGTATCACCAACGTCGACACAGGCGAATACGTGGGCTACCGGCCCCACCAACTCGACGAAGCCTTGGATCGTATGACCGAGGCTGACGAGATCATCGGCCAGAACATCATCCGGCACGATATCCCGCTCGCCAAGAAGCTGAGGAAGGGCTGGAGCCCTAAACCTGGAGCGAAGATCAGCGACACGATGGTCATCAGCCGCACGATGTTTCCGAACATCAAGGCGACCGACATCGCGCTGGTCCAAGCCGGGAAGCTCCCACCGAAATACAAAGGCAAGCACAGCGTCGCTGCGTGGGGCCACCGGCTAGGTAACCCCAAGGGCGACTACGCGGAAATCATGGAAGCCAAAGCTCGCGAGCTTGGCCTTGAGAACCCGCGTGACATTGCGAACTTCGTGTGGGGCCAGTTCAACGAAGACATGTTCGAATACATGGGGCAGGACTGCGCCACCAACTTCGACATGTGGAAGCACTTCAATCCCGATGCCTACCCGCAGGCACCGTTAGCCCTTGAGCATCGTATTTCCCGCGTGTGCGATGCCATGAACACTGCGGGTGTGCCTTTCGACCTTCAGGCCGCTGGTGAGCTTCAGGCCGAACTGGTCGGTAAGAAGCATATCATCGAGACGAAGCTCAAAGAGAAGTACGGCTTCTGGTTTCAACCGGTGAGCCCTGATCCGACCAAGTCCCTCTTCATTCCGAAGCAGCCTAACCGCAAGCCTGCGGTCGCTACGCTGGACGAGAATGGCGATTGGGAATGGTCGAACCCCGGCTACTGGGGTGACGAGACGATCACTGAGGAGCCTAAGCTCGACGTCGATGGCAACCCTGTCGTCAACGCGAAGGGTGTCGTGCAGACCCGCAAGGTGAAGACCTTCGTCGGATATCCGTGCACGAAGCTCAAGAAGATCGAGTTCAACCCGGGCTCCTCGGACCATCTTTCGAAGAAGCTGATCGAGCAGGGCTGGCGACCAACGAAGTTCACGGATGGCGGCAAGCCAGCCATGGACGAAGAAGTCATCGAGAGCATTGGCAACCTGTTCCCCGATATGGACGGACTGCCGACGCTCCTGATGGTCAACAAGCGACTGTCGCAACTCGTTGGTGGCAAGTCTTCGAAGTATCCGCTGATCGACAGCGTGCAGGAGGATGGATGCATCCACGGCGTAATCAACCCTATGGGAACGATCACAAGTCGAGCGGCCCATATGTTTCCGAATCTCGGACAGGTGCCGAGCGCGAAGAAACCGTACGGCCACGAATTCCGCAGGCTGTTCACCAAGCACGTGCCTACTTCCTATCACGGGACGGGCTTGTCGTCCTGCAAGCTGGGAAAGATGGTGCCTTGGAAGTTCTTAGGTGCTGACCAAGAGGGCCTAGAGCTTCGTGGGCTCGCCCACTACCTGCATCCGCTCGACGGTGGCAAGTATTGCACCACGGTCATCAGCGGTGATCCTCACTGGCTCCATGCGGTCGTCATGGGCCTTGCCGAGGGTGACCGGGACAAGACCCCGAAAGACCAGAAGCCCACAGAGAAGCAGCAACTCCACACCGTCCTCCGTGAGGATGGCAGCAAGAGGTTCATCTATGCCTACATCTACGGATGCGGAGACGAGAAAGCTGGCTCTATCATTTACGAAGCTCTCCTCAATGCCCGACGCACGTGCGGCGCATTGGGAGCGGAAGTCTACAGCAAATTCTTCACCGAGAACCCCGGCGAAGATGAATTACGCAAAGTCGGCAAGAAGGTTCGCCGTAGCTTCCGCACGCGTATCGAAGGCTTCAAGGTTCTGCAGGACCGGCTCTCTGAGCAGGTTGGCAAACGCAATCGCGTCATCGGTCTCGATGGGCGCATCATTCCAATCAGGTCTGACCATAGCGCACTCAATTTCCTTATCCAGTCAGCCGGAGCCATCGTCTGTAAGGAATGGGTCGCCAGTGCCTTCGAAGAACTCGAACGGCGATACACCTACAATTGGGATGACCCGTGGTCAGGAGACTTCGTGTTCGTGCTTTGGGTGCACGACGAAGTCCAGCTTTGCGTAAGAGAAGGCCTTGAAGAAGAAATCGGCAACATCATCGTCGCCTGCGCCAAGAAAGCGGGCGAGCCGTACGGCCTCCGTGTCCCGCTCGACAGTAAAGCGGTCGTCGGAGATACGTGGGAAGACACCCACTGAAGACACAGGGGACGCCTCAGGGCGTCTCCTACGTCTCCTGCGCCAAGTGCAGCGGGAGCACGTGCGGGTCAAGAGCGACCTCGCTCGCAAGGAAGCAGACGTCATTGCGATGGCTGCGTCCCTGCAACTCATATCGACCAAGGTGGGCGCTCAGCGCTTCGCCAAGACGTGGTTGATTACCAGCAAGGGCCTCGTGTGGCTCAACGAAAAGGACGACTAATGTCAATTGAAAGCCAGATCAACACACTGGTCGCAGAAGCTCAGAACGAAGCGTGGGACGCAGGCTATCTTGCAGGCGTAGAGGCGGCGCGGTCTCGACCGGCTGAGGCCGACGAAATCGTGCAGGATATCCTCGCGGACCTACAGGCCACTGCGTTCGCCTCAGAGGCTGAAGCTTCTGAGGAAGGAACGACTGCGAAGGTCAACGCCCAGCCCGAAGGTGCTGAGTGGCCTGAGGGCCTGCGTTACTCTGACCCGGACGAAGCTCAGTTGGAAGCGTGGAAGGCCTACGACAGGCAGGCATTGTTTCAGTGAAGAAACTCCTACTGATCGACGGCGACGAGATGCTGTTCAAGGCAACCGCTGCAGTCGAGCATGAAACCAAATGGAACGTGGTGCTGGGTGAGGTCGACTGGCGCGAGCCTCCGATCCACGTGCTCACCTCGTCCCC